AATTTAAATGTGCATCAAAAAGAACTTGTGATGCTTGGGTAGAAGGTGGGCCAATAAAAGATTAAAGAGGAACTATGAAAGATCCAAATCAGATTGTAAAAATAGAAAAAGCCATAGCAGAAAAGTATGGCGAAGATACAATTGCAAATCCAAAACATTATTGGAATGAAGATAAAGAAAAAGAATACCTTCAACAAATTAAAGAATTATCAAAACAAGAAATAAAAGATAGAGAAAACAACCAAAAGATTGATGTTGGTGGTCTTTTTATTTCTAAAAAACTACTTAATAAAGACAGCAATAGAAGTTGCCCAGTTTGCCAAGTTTATTCTTTTGATCTCAATGATGATTTATACATGAATCGTTTTGAATGTTGTAAGAAATGTTACATCAAATGGGTTGAGGGAAGAGAAGAAAGATGGAAAACAGGATGGAGGCCAAATGAGAATAACAGTAAGTCGTGAAGAACTTAAACAAATAATCAAAGAAGAATGGGAACGCGAAATGCTTTTGGAAATGCATACAGAAGCAGAAGAAATGCTAGTACCACAAGGCTACGACGAAACTGTTGAAGGCCAAGATCAAGAATTGGATTATGAAGGATACATGACAAAATCACAACTTTATAAGATTGGTGAGTATTCTTTAAAATTGCACGATATGATACAAGATGGTGAAAATTTACCAGAATGGATGCAATCAAAAGTTGCACAAATAGAGAAAGATGTTGGTTCTGTATACCACGCACTTAAATACGACAAAGTAAGAGGGACTGTATAATGGCTACTACTCTTGAAATAATTCAAGGCATCGCACAAGCAGCAGCAAATGCTTATGATGGTTCACACATTGGTAAATACAATGTTGGTGGAGAAGAAAAGAAAATAGGACTCCGCAGAGAAGAGGGTGACCCAATCCTTGATTCAAGAGTTATTGATGGTTTTAAAGTCAAGTTTAAAGGAAATAAACTTTGTGTTAATTACCAAACTGAAATTTCTATGAAAGAAGTTCACAAAGGTGCAAAGTTTGAATCTGAAATGGAAGGCGTAATGGCTGACATTATCAAATTCTTAAAGAAAGAGTACAAAACAATAACAGGTAATTCTCTTTCGTTAAAACCAGTTGGAGAAGTAAACATTTTTGTTCAACCTATCTCAAGATCAAGAACAGACCTTTCTATGTATCAAGAGTTTGAAATCACATCTCTTGATAGCAAAATTGTTATTTCCGTAGGACTTCCAAGCGAAGATACAACAAGTGATGCTATAAAGAAGTTTCTTTCTATGGGAAGACAAAAAGCTAAGAAACCTTCTAACGTCACAAGAAAAGACGAAAAGAAAAAAGACTAAAATGAAATGGCAGTTTACCGACCAACAAAACAGGAAATACAATCTGAAATTTTAAAGTGTGGTAAAGATCCAGTTTATTTTTTAAATACTTACGCAAGAATCTCAGACACACAAAAAGGTCCAATACCTTTTAGAACTTATGATTTTCAAGATCAAGTTCTAAAAGATATGAAGGACTTTCGTTTTAATGTTGTACTTAAAGCCCGTCAGTTAGGCTTATCAACAATTGTAGCTGGTTACATTGCTTGGTTAATGTTGTTTCATAGAGATAAGAACGTACTTATCTTAGCAACCAAATTATTATCAGCATCAAACTTAGTAAAGAAAGTTAAATACATTATTAAGAGTTTACCAGAATGGTTAATGATTGCTGATGTAAAAATAGATAACAGAAATTCTTTTGAACTAACAAACGGTTCACAAATTAAAGCTTCAGCAACTTCTGGCGATGCTGGTCGTTCTGAGGCTCTTTCTTTGTTGGTACTGGACGAAGCTGCATTCATTGAAAACATGAACGATCTATGGACAGGTGTTTATCCTACTCTTGCTACTGGTGGTCGTTGTATTGCTATTTCAACTCCAAATGGTGTAGGTAACTGGTTTCATCAAACTTATGTAAATTCAGAATCTGGAGAGAATGAATTTCATCCAATTAAATTACATTGGTCAGTACATCCAAATAGAGATCAAAATTGGTTTGAGAAAGAAACCAAAAATATGTCCAGAAGAGAAATTGCACAAGAATACGAATGTTCTTTCAATGCATCTGGCGAAACTGTAATTGCCGCTGAAGACTTAGAATTTTTACGTAATAATACAAAAGAACCAAAACACAGAACTGGTATTGATAGAAATTATTGGATTTGGAAAGAATTTAATTCTGACCATAGTTATGTTTTGGTAGCAGACGTAGCAAGAGGTGATGGGAAAGACAATTCAGTATTTCACATGTTAAATCTTGATACTAATGAAGTAGTTGCTGAATACCAAGGCAAAATAACAACAGAAGACTTTTCAAACTTAATTATGTCTGCTGGTAAAGAATACGGCAACTGTATGGTCATAATTGAGAATAACAACTTAGGATTCTCAGTATCTGAAAAGATAATTGCTGCTGGTTATCCAAACATTTATTTTTCTACAAAAGGTTCAGCAGAGTATGTAGATCAAGTTTCCGCAGAAGGCACAACAAATACAGTTCCAGGTTTTACAACTTCTCACAAAACAAGACCTTTAATTATTGCAAAGCTTGAAGAGTTTATTAGAAATAAAAGCATAAAAATAAATTCGTTAAGAACAGTAAATGAATTAGATACCTTTATTTGGTCTTATGGAAGAGGCCAAGCAATGCAAGGATACAATGACGATTTAGTTATGTCGCTTGCAATTGCTTGTTGGATTAAAGATACAGTATTTCAAACAAACCAAAGAGAGTTGGAATACAGAAAAGCAATGTTGACAAGTTTGGTAAAAACTAATACAATGATAGATACAAAAATACCTGGCATGACTGGTTATAATAAAGACTTGTCAATCTCTAGAAACGAAGCCAAACAACAATACGAAAACTTTTTTTGGGTTTATAAAGGATAAAAATGGCAGATCAAAAAAACAAGAACACTAAGAATCAAGACTCTGAACTTTTTAAGAGACTTACTAAATTATTTTCTGGACCAATTGTAAACTACAATCAACCAGTACAAAGTAGATACAGACGAAACCAAATGGATAAGTTTGGTCAAAAGTTTACATCTGCTGGTGGATTAGAGTTTAAGAAATCTGCTTATAATCCATACGAAAACTTTTCATCTAAAATGATGGCAAATCAAAATCGAGCCGATAGATACATCGATTTTGATCAAATGGAGTACATGCCAGAGATTGCTTCTGCACTTGACATTTATGCAGACGAAATGACAACATCTAATGAACTCAATAACATGTTAAGTATAAAATGTCCTAATGAAGAAATTAAATCTGTATTACACACTTTATTTAATAAAACATTAAATCTTGATTCAAATCTTTTTAATTGGTGCCGTAACATGTGCAAGTATGGCGATCATTTCTTGTACCTAGACATTGATGAAAGATTAGGTATTAAGTCTGCTATTGGTCTTCCTTCAAATCAGATTGAAAGAATGGAAGGAAAAGATCCATCAAATCCAAATTATGTACAATTCCAATGGAACTCTGGCGGTTTGACTATGGAAAATTGGCAAGTAGCCCATTTTAGAATTCTTGGAAACGATAAGTATTCTCCATACGGAACATCAGTATTAGATTCAGCAAGAAGAATTTGGAGACAACTTACACTTCTTGAAGATGCAATGATGGCTTATCGTATTACAAGATCACCAGAAAGAAAAGTATTTTACATTGATGTTGGTAACATTCCACCACAAGAAGTCGAACAATACATGCAAAAAGTTATGACTTCAATGAAGCGTAATCAAATAGTTGACCAAAATACAGGTCGGGTTGATTTACGTTATAATCCAATGTCTGTAGACGAAGATTACTTCATTCCTGTTCGCGGTGGACAAAATAATACAAAGATTGATGCACTTCCAGGTGGTCAATTTGCTTCTGCTATTGAAGACGTAAAATACCTTAGAGATAAGTTGTTTGCTGCTCTTAAAGTACCAATGTCATACCTTATTAGAGGTGATGGTGCTACAGAAGATAAAGCAACTCTTGCACAAAAAGACATTAGGTTTGCTAGAACTATTCAAAGATTACAAAGAGTTGCTGTAGCAGAATTGGAAAAGGTTGGTATTATTCATTTGTTCACTCTTGGTTATAGAGGATCAGATTTAATTTCATTTAAACTTTCTCTCAATAATCCATCCAAGATTGCAGCACTACAAGAACTTGAACATTGGAAAACTAAATTTGATGTTGCTGGTGGAGCTACCGAAGGCTATTTCTCTAAACGTTGGATT